CGACAGTACTCTATAATACTTCATTATAAATGGAATCCCTCTCATAGGGTTATGCAATAATTGCATTCAGTGTTTAAAATTTAATTAGTGATAGTAGAGATGAGAATCTCTACTATCTTTATATATGTTTTATACATTTAGCGGTGTATAATCGTAGTGCTCAAATGAATATGTAACACTGAGTTCTCCAGTATTATTAGGATCGTCAGAATTAAATGACTTATTCATTGAATCTGCATCACCATCCTGTAACTGCACTGCATACATAATCCACTCATTGATTGGTTTACGTGATGAGTTGAATTGAGTTAACTTAAGTGTACCAATTGTATCTTCTTTACGGAAGGTATAACGATTCTTAAGTGCCCATAACTTTTCACGCCAGTCGTGGATAAATGCACGAATTGCCTGATCTTCACGATCAATGTAATTAACTGAGATAGTACCATCGGACTGACCACTAATAACTGTCTGACGAATCTTGTACTGACGAATGACAGCACTGATTTCACCAAGACCTGAGTTAAACGATGGATTAACTTCAGTAGTACGTAATCTTAATAGATCATTACCTGGGAAATACACAGCATGAGGAGCTTCTAGGAACTGAAGATCCCACATGTCACTACGTAAGAACTCCTTCTGCTCCTCGTTGATTTTATCGTATTCGATATAATTCAGCGGATCATTAGCAGAAGCTAGTAAGTCCATTGACTCTAAAAATAAATTGCTCATAAATCGATTTATAATTTAAAATAAATTTAGTATATAATCAACTAAGAATTTCTTATTAATCAATCCTTTTAGTACAACTGATAAATTAATTCGTACTCTACTTCCTTCATTAATTATTTCATGAGAAATTGTATTAACATAAGGAACTATATTCAGTATCCTAGAAATTAAGCTAATAACTGGATTTTGAATCGTATAGTAATTAGTAGATAATAGAATTCCTTGTGCTTTGTAAAACTCACGACTTATCTTAGAACAACTATATTGTACAATGAATACACTAGGTTGTCCTATTTTCTCTTTCCAAGTAGTATGATAGTAATATAATCCATTATAATCTAAATAATTCACATTCAACTTATCCATTAGAGAAGTTATTTTAGTGCAATACTTAGGATTAATTGTATGATAACTATCATTTGAGTCAATACAATATAGATTACCATTACTCATTATATCTTTAATAAGATAAGGTTGATTATGATAAACTACTGCATTACCTACTCGAATCTCATTAGGAGTTGTTAAAATAAGTTCATTAGGGATCTCTAGTCCAGTACCTCTTATTAATGCTTCAATATAAGGATAAAAAACTGGATAAGGATTGTCATCCAATTCTAAATCCTCATAGAAGTACAGCATTCTGTTATTACTATCAGGAAGTTTATCAGGATTAGGATTCTGAAAATACCTCCATCTAACAGTACAAAGAGCTTGACTAAATACTCCAGTGCTACATATTCCACCATAAATATTCACTTCATTACCACGTACATAAGAAGTAATATCTTTGTACTGCTGGAATTCATGATGATTAAATACTTCAGGGACTAGAAATAGATCAGGATAAAATCCACTTTCTGATAATTGGGATAATGTATATTGCCAATCTTCATAATCAGGGTACTCCTGCATATTCCTACCTAATTTATAAGTACCACTAGGTATTGATACTAATCTGACCCTATTAGAATCAAATTTATCCATATCATAGTAGTCTATAAAATCATATTGATCAATAATCTGTCCTGATGGTAGTACATAATCATATATTTTAACATCAACTAATTTTGATTTACTTGAGATAACATGAATATCTTCAGCATCTTCAGGAGTATTATCAGTTTTATTAGTATATACGTAGAAATACTCAACAATAGACTCCAGTTGAATTTTTATTTCATAATAATAATCATTAACTTCGTCAATTGTTATAACTGTTTCTTGTCCCTTAGGTCCTTTTAGTTTTGAATAAAATTCGACTAACTTAGAATCCTCAGTAAATTCTGATAATACATCTTGCTCAGAATTAAAACAAGTATATAACTTTAATCCTTCAAATTTGTAAAAATTAAGATTTGATGAAGGAGATCGATAATTAATCAATAACTTATTTATAGAAAACTCATTTGAAATATTTATCCTATGAATTATATTTTCTAAATCAGTATAAGTAGTTAAGTTAGTCTTGATAAAGTTAATTAATGTTTTATAACTACCTAAGAATAACTCACGCTCATACAATTTTTCAAATAGTAATTCACGCCAATCATAATATGCATTATCAGAAAAATCATCAGAAACGAAATTATCTGGATTGAGTTCTACTATATTTACTTCTCCTAATTTTTCTACAGTTGTTAATATTATTTTATTGAAAGTAATAGTACTAGGTACTAGTGATATTATTTCAATATTTTTTAGTACTTTATTCTTATTAATATCAATAGTATGTATTTTAGTAGCACCTACATCATTATTTTCAGATTGTGAACTGTCAGAATAAGTAACGATTAATTGTAACTTAGCAGGATTTTCAGTAAATACCTGAAGCTTAGTCACTTTTTCATTAAATTCATCAGCTAATCTATATTTAATACCACTCCAACTATTGGTGGTAGTTAATGTATTAGTATGTTGATCGTAATATACTCCAGCACTTATATTAGGTTCACCTTGAGGAATCTCTTTAGTTGCATACTCCCATGCAAGTTTTAATGATTTAATACATTCATCCCTATATGATAATAAATTATCTTCAGTAATACGACGTGCAATATCTCCTCGTATCTCTTCAATTATATTAGGAATACTATTACTATATAATGTAACAAGTTCATCATAGTAATCATTAGATATTACAGGTTCTCTTGAATTAACAATTCTAATATATAATACTCTTACTCCATTTATTTTAAGTAGTAGATAGTGATTATATAAATTATCAATATCATTTGGATTAATATCAGGTGACTCAGTAAAATCAAGTACCATTGAATAAGTCACCTCATTCAATCTAAGTTGTTCTACGTTAATTTTATTTTCATCACTTTCTAATAATACGCAGTACTGAATATTAGTAGGGGATTTATAGTCATTGATTGATACAATATATGATTTATTAATAGCATCTTCAATTGAATTATAATTGAGTTGTGCTACGTATTCCATAAGAGTACCTTCTTTGTTAACTATTACTCGTGCATAAGGATTATAACTTAAATTAGTACCTATTGTAGTGATTTCTCCTGTTATTAACTTACTAGCTAAAGTAATATCTTCATCAAGTATCTGAACATAAGCTGTTACTGGGAAATTACTGTAAGATTCTAATGTACAAATATATTGACCATTAACTTCTTGTATTGATGGATTTAATTGTACACGATTGCCTTCATAATTTACACCTACGACTAATGGTAAAACATTATAATCTAGTTTGAATGAAATACTACCAGTAAAGGTCTTTTTAAATAATTTCTTTTCATCAGCTTCATCTTCAGAACTTAAGAACTTACTTACTATGACTGCTCCTGTAATAGGTTTACTTAATTTAAAATTAATAATGGAGTATCCATTAGAATCAAAAGAATATATTGCATTTGATTCTATAACTTCATAGCCATTATCAGTTTGTGCTAATAGTATATAAGGTGAGTGATATTTAGTTAATGAGCGTACTGAAAATTCATTAGAAGGTTGATCTATAATATATATTTGATTATCACGATTGTTAGTAATATGTTCAATATACATTGGATAAGCTATATTATCAATTTTAACTTCTAAGTCATCCTTGGTAATATTAGTTATCCGTTGATTTTCAGTTCTTACTGGATCAACAAATTTGATTATATTTTGATCATAATTAAGCTCTTTAATATTAGGATAATAACCTAAACCATGATTAATATTAGTAATTTCTTGAGTTAGCATTTGTGAGTATACTATGTCCTCAGTCATTTTTCTAATATAAATATAACCAAAATTAGCATTCAATAATTTTATATTAAATAAATATTCACCACTTTCACATTCTATATAAGCATCGTAAGTATTGATTTCATAACCATCCTCATCCAATATTACAAAATCAGGTGCAGTATCATCAGGTAATGAAAATATAGTAGGATATTCACCATTTATTATGGTTTTTTCATCAGAATATTGAGGAATTGTAAATTCAGGATTATTCTCATAAGATGGATAACTAGCAACTATAATATTGCCAATCCAATCCCTATTAAAATTAAATTTAATCTTATAATAACCTGACTCTTCCTGATAATATTTTGCAGTACAAATATCATGACTTACAATTTCACCATTTTCATCAACTAATAGATAAGAAATAGGCATTTTTGATAAAGTAGTAACTTCAACTGATCTAGTAGGTATTATTGACCTATTAACTACTACATTACCTTGTCTATTGTAATTGTACTTTTTATCAATTCTTGGATGAGTATAACTTACATAGGCTTCCTTATCATTTATCCTAATTGATGACCTATTATATTGACTAACTCCAGTTAATATTGGTGTTAGGACTGATGGAATATTATGAGCTAATAATCTACTATACATAGGTTTATACTTAAAATCATCGTATAAACTATTTAACTCATTATCATCAGTTATCATCATAGGATCTATAGGACCTGATTCGGAGCTAATAATACTAGCAACATAATTGTTAGGATCAGTAGCTTTGTGAGATGCAATTATTTTGCCTAATTCTAATCTTGACATAATTAACTTTGTTTATGAGGACTTATAACTACATCAGTCCAAGGAGTGGTAGTTAAAACTCCATCCTGCCTCGGTTCATTTTGAATAACATTACCTGTTAGTCCTGATTTCATTCCAATAATATGAAAATCTACATGGACTTGAACTTCATTAGGAGCATTATCACCTTCTATTACTGGAGAATAATTATAAGGCACTGCAATAAATCTAAATTCATATTTTGGTGCATAATGATTTTTAAATACTAATAAACGTATTATAACAGCAGCCTGATCGTATCTTACTACTGCAGCATCACCTATATTGTACATTTTATTCAAGTATAGATTCATCCAATTAGAAAAACTACCAAATACATCATCTAGTATATTTAATGACATAATCATTTCATAATTGAATCCCATTGGCATATGGATAGAATCACCATTGAATAAAGGTAAATCCTTTGATCTTTGTGCACCAAATTGCAGAGTATAACTTAGTACAGGACAATGTTTACCAAAACTAAATACTTCTTCTTTACCACTTTTTCCTGATATTGATGGTAATTTGTAACTAGGTAATTTAGGAGTTGCAGTAAATCCAGTAGGATCTTCACTAAATACTCCTCCATCAGTAACTGGTTCTGCTTTTGGTCCATTATAAGGATATAATTGTATATCCCACATATGATTAGATCCAGGTTCAAAACCAAACCAATTACGATAACCAATAGCACAACCCATTGATTCCATAACCCACTTTACTGCTTCTGAAGGTGATTGAACAGTAGTACATTGTCCATAGGATGATACTAAGTCTTCATAAGGAATAATATTTTGATTGGTACTATTGAATTGTTTTTTTAGTCCATATTGATCATCATTATCACCTAAATAACCTTTACCATCAGAAATTATATCAGTTCGACCATAAGTACCACTAAAAATATCTACTTGTTTGTGCTCAGCATCAGTAAGTGTATCACCTCTGTATTTCTTATCCCTAGATACTCCAAGATTCTGAAGTGGAGTATCATCTAATGGATAAGCCATTGGTGCTCCATTACCAGTATTCCTAGCTAATCGAGGATCCCCATTACCAGTTCCATAAAGTTCTTGTTTACTTAAGTATTGCCTGGTTACTGGTTGCCTATTTAATGATAATAAATTACTAGCTAATCCTCCAGTTGCACTATTTAAACCAGATATTATTGAAGTAGTTAATTTATTTAATGCAGCTTTTCCTAATTTACCTAAAAAGGAATCTTTAGTCATACCATTACAAATATCATCTTGATGAATATGAGTAGGAACTTTATTTTTAGGTAATACTCCCCATATTAGTTGTTGAGCGAAATTAGCTAGGAATAAAGCTTTACTAGGATCTCTAGTAAGATCATATGTTTTTAAGAATTGTCTTGCAGTATGTGTACCAAGAGCTTTTGCTAATATATCTTTACTGTCAGGGCTATATACTCCATCCATAGAATTTGGATTATAACTACTTGAATTAGGTAATCCGACTACCTTATCTCCAGCAGTTGGAGTACCCCCAGTAGGTAATTTAACTACTTTATCATCAGCAGTTGGAGGTGATCCAGCAGGGATTGTAGTAGTTAATAATGGTCGTTCTCCATTATCAGGAACCGACACTTTTCCATTTTTTATATATGAATCTAGTAATGCCATATTTCAATTTTATTTCGTAGTGAGTGAAGATAACTCAATCCTCACCCACTTTATTAATTAAGTATACATTTTCTCATGCTGCACTCCTTGACCACTGAAGTCCTTCTTAGTAGAAATTCCATGGTCACAAGCAGGTCTTGATCCCTCAGGTACTCTTAGAGATCCATTTTCAGCTAATACGTATGCCATAATATAAATAATTAATTATTTAAATGAGTTATCTAAATATGCTTTCAGCCATCTGTTGATATCTATCGGACGGGCGTTTGGCTCGTTCTATTAAAGCATCAGATGACTTATCAGCTATATATTTATTTGATAGTTGACTTGCAACTTCAAGATGATTGTAGAGGTTATAAATACTTCCACATACACCATCAGCGACGTCTTTGCTACCAGTTGCAGGGTGATCAACTTTACCAGCAATTCTTTTTAATTCAGAGACCTCTTTCATTAATAATGCATTTTTAGGTCCTTGCCATATGTGATTATTAAGAAGAGTTTTATAGTACATATAAGGTTGATCAGTCCTATCGACTGATACGTATGAGGAGGGTATTCCTACTAATTCAAGGTTTTGTAATAATTGTCTTGAACAAAATTGGTCAGCGGAGAAATAAATTTCCCACCTTTCTGATAAATCTATTATAAATTCTTGTAGCTTAAATATTGATGTTTCTTGATCTTTCCTTCGACTAACTCCTATTGCAATAGGAGTCTTAACGAATGGTAATTTCATATCTTTATTGTTCTTATCTTTACCATAATTTCTCCATGAATCAAAATAAGAAATACCAATACCTGACAAGTCAGATACAACACCAATATCATAATGAATAAATAGAATTCTATCAGAAGGAATTAATTTTAATCCTTCTTCTATTTGATATATTATTTTATCATTAGGATCGAAGAAATCAACATCAATTACATCTTTATAAGGTTTTGGTAAACAGAATCCATCCTCTATCTTTGAGAAATTGGGAATAAATTTATCAGTTGATTTAAGAGCAACACCTGCTTGATCCATTAATGCCTTTTCAAGATTAAACTCAAAATCAGCTCTTAATTCTTCAGGAACATTGATAAATAGATCAGGGTCATATTCTTCAGTGATAGGATTACTTGCATTTACAATAAATGGAGCATGAATTGAATCACCTTTATAAACTTTAAATGATCCTTTCTTGAAATAATAGTTAAGATGTGATTTTACTTCCCATTCAGTTGTATGGATCGATTTTACCATATCACCATAAGGATTATTATTAATAAAATCCTCAGCAATCGAATCATCATCTTTTGAAGATGTATCAATAATAACCATCCCAAAGTAATCAATAAATCTCTTGAATCGGGATGACCAACGTTTTAATGCAGTATTAAGTTTATCAAAAGCTCTATCATAAGGTAAGAAATTTAACTCAGATAATACGTAGAATATTACGTCTCTGCCGATCGGTGTTCCTCCACGTAATCCTTCTGTTAGATAGTCATATTGATCTATCCCATTGATCATACCTTCTCGGAAGTAAGGACTTATCTGATTCCATTCACCTAGTGTTCCTAAGAACTCAATATCAGCTGATGCACGATTAGGCATTAAATAGTTAAATACTATCTTTTTACCTGGCATCATTCCCATACTCCTATGAGGATCTATTAAATGATCTAATCGACAAGTCATGTATTCTGAACATATTCGTGAAAAAGTCGATTTACCCGATCCGATAGATCCAGTTATTACAAGAATTGGATACCTTGTATGAATAGGAGTAGGGAATATTTCCCTTAATTGTTCTCTCCAAAATGGATAAAGATTTTTAGTCACTAAACCTAAATAATATTCATCTTCAATAAACTCATCAATACTAGGAGGCATCTTTTTATAACCTAGTAATTTAGCTGCCACTTTAATTTGTGAGTCAAATGGTAGTGATTCAGTTTGTTGAAGTTTATTATTTAATTCTAGTATTTCATTTTTCTGCTTAATTTCTTCAGTAGTCATAACAATCATATGTTAGTAGAATTGTCGACTTCTTGACATCCTTGGAATGTATATCTATATAATACTTTAGCTGCTTCACTAAATGATTGTACGTCAACAATCTTAAATTTGTATTCCTTATTATTCCTTACATAAGTAACAAGATCACCAAGTTCTAATATAGGTTGGTTATCATAAACTTCAAATTGGTCAATTAATTGTTGATATATCTTACGCATATCATTTAAATTAATGACAATTCGATATTTAAATCGTTTAGTTTCTGAATCACCAATCATATCAGAAGTAAAAGTAGAACCGAATACTAATTTTCTGACGGATTCATCTTTTATTCGGATGACTGTTACATCTATACCCATTATTTTCGAGTAGAAATCGAATTGATTCATTGCCAATGAATAAAAACGATTTGCTGAAACTAAATATTCATCAACAAAATTAG